CATGCGACCTTTCTTGTCAGAAAGAGTGGGTCTTAAATACATTTCCCAAATCTTTTGCAGATTAGGAACTTTACTAGCTTCATCGATGATGAGTAAATCCAGGCCTTCGCCAATTAGACCTGATGGATGTTCGGCTGACTTGCCACATAGCATAGAAGTACCCCCTTCCCAATCAAATTTTAGTATCTGTTCTTTGGAGGAGTATTGACTGGGTTTGTATTTCTTTTTTATTACCATATCTTCATAAACTATCCTAAATATTTTTTCTGATGTATTGTAAGTTGGGGCTACAACCCATATTATTTTATTTGGTTGGGTTAGCATCACTTCTGCTTCCCTGGCAGCAGAATAACTTTTTCCAAATCGTCTGCCACAACATGCAACAATAAATCTATCCCCTTCAGGGTTGTGATTTTCATCAAACTCTCCATTGGGTGGAAAGTGTAAATTATTCTGCCCTAAATGTGGCTTATAATCAATGAAAGAGAACCAATCATTTTTATAATTTGCTAAGTTTTGCATAAAAAACCTTTCAAAATTTCATAGGTAACTTATATATTATAGCAGAATATTTTTAGTAAAAAAAACATATTTCAGGAGAAATTATGGAAAATACATTAGACCAGAAGGTCACAGAATCACAAGATGAGCAGACAGCTCAAACTACAGAAACAGATGACACTGTAGATTATGAAGCTCTTTATAAAGCTGAAGTGAAAAACTCACAAAAGTTAAGAAAAAGGTCACAAGATACAGAATCAAAACTTACCAACTATGAAACAAAACAAACTGAGATTGAGGAAGCCAAATTAAAAGAAGAAGGCGAATTTAAAACTCTTTTAGATAAAAGAGATTCCGAGATTAAGGATTTGAAAGTCAAGGCTACGGCCTATGACGATTTGCTTACAAGTGAAAAGACTGCGATTTTGGATAAGATGACAGATGAGGATAAAGAGCAATTTAGCAACCTACCTTTGAAAGAGCTTAGAGCTTTAGACAAAAGGCTTAATGAAACCAATAGTACAAATCCTCAATCAGGTATTCTGTCAAATTCAGTTAGCAATAAGGCTAAAGGATTACCGAAAGACTGGACTACATTACCTGCTGACGAACTAAGGGATAATTGGCCTGAAATTCTAAAAAATGCCCAAGCAAAGTCAAAGGCTTAAAATTTAAAACTCCCCAAACAGGGAAAGGAAAAATAAATGGCAAATTTAGATATTACTACAGGTGCAGAGTTTATACCTGAACTGTGGGCACAACCTATTTACAAATTCTTCACTAGGCAGAATAAATTAAGAGGCTCTGTTGATGATTATAGTTCTATGGTTAAAGGACAAGGGGATACAGTTCACATTCCTAAAATCGCACTTAAGGCAGCAGTATCAAAAGATAAATCACAAGAAATTTCTTTTAATACTGCTGGTACAGCAACCTCGCTTAGTCTTTTAATAGATAAGCACTATGTTGTTCCTGAGTTGTTTGAAGATATTGCATTGATTCAAAGTAATTCTGAACTTATTTCAAAATATACCAAAATGATGGGCGAATCTATTGCTCGTCAAGTTGATGAAAATATGTGGGATGAGTTAGATGGCTTTCAAACAAGACAAGATTTATCAGCTAATAATACCTTTGGAGCTGATGATTTAGAAACAACACTTTCAAATCTATACGCAGCAGACTTAGAACCGAATGAATGTTCTATGGCAGTTAATAGTTTGATATTAGCCGATATTATGCACCCTACAAGTGGTGTAGCAAGTTACTTTGTTCGTGCTGATGCTGTTACTGGTGGTGGTCAAGAACTTAAAACAGGTGCTGTTGGCCTCATTTATGGAATGGATGTTTTCTATTCAAATGCAATAAGCACAGCAACAGACAACGATAAGTCTGTTGGAGCTGTTTATGTTCCAAGTGCATGTGCCTTTGCAGCTCAACAAGATGTAAGAGTGCAGTCGCAATATGATATTTCATGGCTTGGCACTAAAGTAACAGCAGATATAATCTATGGAATGAAATTGCTTGATGAATCAGGCGACCTTCGTGGATTACAGCTTGTTAATTTAGGTGGATAATCCTAAATAAGTTATTTACAATATAATCAAAGGGGGTAGTAACCCTACCCCCTTTTTAACAACAGGAGATTTGATGATATATTTAAAAAACTTAAATGGGCAAATCCGAGAATATAAAGACCATGATGCTAGAACCATAAATACTCTTATTTCAAGTGGAAGATGGGCTAAGGTGGTAGGTAGAAAAGATGGAACTCTTTGTGAAACCCCTAAAAAGCAAGAGCCTAAAAAAGAGCCTAATAAAGCCACAAAAAAGACTAAGAAGAAATCTAAGTAATGTCTAGGCAAAGAGTAATTCGTAAAAAAGGCGACTTGACTGGTGCTGGTAAGGGCGATTGGCTAAGAGATGGTGTAGGGTTGTTCGATAAAAAATACAAAGATAATTATGATTCAATCTTTGGTAAGAAGGACATACTCGTAGAAAGAAAAATACTCTCTAGGGCTAAATAATGTCTTTAATAGACTCGATTAAGAAAAATGAAGGTTATCGACCTATGGTTTATGATGACCATTTAGGTAATCCCACGATTGGCTACGGATTTTTAATATCTCAATTACATTTAGATGAAGATATTTGTGATATGATTCTTGAACGAAAAGTTGGAGAAATCAAATTACAGATTCACAAGAAATTTCCCTTTGTTTTAGATTTACATGAAGATGTCCAGGACTGTATAATTGAAATGGTTTATCAATTAGGGATTGGCTCTTTCTCTCGTTTTTCCAAAGCAATAGCCTTTTTAAGATTAAAAGATTATAAATCTGCATCGGTTGAGATGCTCGATAGTCGTTGGGCCAGGGAGCAAACACCGAAACGAGCTGCGAGGCTGGCTAAGATAGTAAGAAATGCTAAATAATGGACATAATACAGATACTAGAAACCTTTGGGCTGCCAGTGGCTGGGGTTATTGGCCTAGCATACTACATATCCAAAAAAGACAAGAGTGCAGAGAAACAGAACAAATATATTCAGGAAGAATTATCTAAAGAATTAAGAGAGAGTTTTTCTAGAATTGAGGGCATTATAATAGGTTTGATTAATGCTCAAAAAAAACATAGTATTTCTTTAAAAGCATTGGAAAAGACTTATGAAGGAATAATAAAAATTATAGCAAAGTTATCAGGCAATGGGTTGAAGGATAAATTTAAATAAGGAGAATGAATGAAGAAATTTATGGAATGGATTAAGGGCTATGCTCTTACTTATGCAGTAGATTATTTAAAAACTAACAAAGCTAAGGTTGTCGCAAAATTAAACAAAAAAATTGACCTGCCTTTATTGGATGAAAAAAAAGAAGCAGCTCTTTTAAATTCGCTTTTTGAAATAATCCTAGAAGCACTTGATGATAAGGATGATAAATGATACCTGGCTTAATTATAAAGGGATTGCTTTCTAAGGTCCTAGAACACCTATTTAAGAAGTCTAAAAGGTTTAAGAAGGTCTTAGACTATGTAAACGAAGAAAACGATGCAGATAAGCGAATTAATGCCCTGGAAACAGAGCAGGCCATTACGAAAGGTAAAACAGAATATGCTATATTAGAAATTGACAGCTTAAAACAAGAATTAAAAAGGTACAGGAAAGTGAAATCATTATGAGTAAAGAGCTTAAAATAAAAGGAGCATTAAGTAAAGACTATCAACAATTATATGTTGACGACATTCCTATTGGGGTTGAGATTAACAATGAAGGCAAAGTTCGTATTAAGAATTTAGTTATAGTAAAAGATTCTTTATTAGCAAATGAAACATTGAAAATAAATAAGGATGAGCCTGTTAGTTTATATGGGGTTTCTGGCACTTTAAGTGCAGATAATCAGATACATTCTACAGGTGGATTAGCAATAAGGTCAAGTGAAAATACTCTTATTATTACCGATGGTGGTAATGTGAATATTTTAGACGAAAGTGCTTTTGGTGGCGTCAAATTTCAATTTGCTTGTTCAATTAACCAATTCAAGATGTCTGATGATACTACAGGAGATACATTCCAAATTACAATGTCAGGGGATGGAGTAACAGAAATTGCTACATCAGATTTGATAGGGGATGTTGCTCATATGACAATAAAACCCAATGGAGATTTAATTTTAGACCCTTATTCTCAAAATACAATTATTAATGCAACAGATAAGCTGAACTTTGACGGAGCATCAGGAACAGGAACTTATATATATGAATCATCTGATGATATATTAAATTTTTTCGTTGGTGGGTTTCGTCGGATTGAACTTGATGAGGGGAATGATATAAATACACTTTTGGGAGAAACTAGGCTTCTTGATAAAGATGCAACAACATATTCTTCAGCAGATGGAAGGGCAGTTCAAACAAAGGCACAAATTGATGCGGCTATTGCTGTAAAAGTTGCAAGGGTTGGAGTTTCAGAAGCAGAAATGAATGCCTTGCATACGACAGAAAAAGTGATAGTAGCTGCACAAGGAGCAAATCAAGTAATTGTTCCTACAAGTGGAATGTTATTTATTGACAGAGATGGCTCAACACCACAGGTAGAAGGTGGGGCTAATTTTCATATGAGTTGGGATGGGGGAAAAGGCTATGCTACAACTGCTATATATTATATTAGAAGATTTATGTATAATGAAGCAGGGGATAGAATATTTAATTTACAGCATTATACAGGCGAATGTGGACAAAGTTTAACAGCAGGGGATAATAAACCCTTGACAGTAGTATTAGATGGAGCTATTACATCAGGAAGCATAGATTCAATGAAAGTAGTAGTATCTTATTACGTATATGATAATAGTTAAAGGAGAATAATGCAACTTTTTTTGGAGCAAATTTTTAAGGAGAATAAATGGCTTTAACTGGAAAAGAACATAAAGAAACTTATAAAGATTTATTAACACTTAATAATTCTAATAATGGAGTAGCAGCATCAGGGACAACAGTCCAAGATGGAGATGGAGGAAGCACAATGCTTACTCTAGGGACAAGAA